CAGGTGAGCAAGAACGTTTAACCCAAGCCCAACGTTATGCCGGTGAGACGGGATTGATCCAGGAAACGGGAGCGCAACAACGTCTCGGAACCATAACGGCAGGGGAACAACAACGACTGGGCATTACCGCTACTGGGGAACAAGAGCGCCTTGGTATCGCAGCAACCGGTGAACAGGCACGTCAAACCCAGGCCCAGCTCCTTTCTGGCCAAGAGCGTCAGATTGGGTTGACTGGTGAGCAGGCACGTCAAACCCAAGCCCAGCTCCTTTCTGGTCAAGAACGTCAGATTAGTCTGACTGGTCAAGAACAGCGAGCAACACTTGGTAAGTCCGGCGAGGAAACTCGTCTCACAGACTTGCAACAAGAGATGTTTAGGCGCTATAAAGAGAACCGAGATTACGAACAAGCTCGACAGCAGTACCGAACATGACGGAATGGATTCAGGTTTTAACCGATAAAGACCGCGAATCCTTTCTTGCCTTCTGTAAACGCACTAGCTCTCCAATACAAATGTACCTGTACGCCCGGTTCCTCGGGTTTACAGGTAGCATTGTGCAGTGCGACGAATGGTCCAAGAAAGAGTTTAAAAAACGCAATTTCAATGCCTTACTGGAGAATGAAATTGATTCCATGCAGCAAGATATTGCTAAATTGCGAGATGCAATTGATATGGGCATAGTGAAGCAGGACATGGGAACTTCCAGAATTGCCATGCTTCAAAAAGAATTGCGTGGCTCGATTAAACAGCTTAATGACGAAAAAGTTTTATTAGACAAACAAGGTTTAATTCTTGCTGGTGCTGACCGAGCTTTACGGGAAATGATTTCTATCTTCCGCGATGATCCCATTGAGGGACCACTCCAGGAAGCTTCCATGGGCGTTTGGACTAAGATCCTGTCAGAAGAATCGTAAGGCTAATTGCGCTAAGCTACGGGCATGGTAGCAACTAGCATCTATTCTGTATATCGGCGGACTGCTCGTGCTGCGGCACAAAAGCGTGTCGTAAAACAAACAAGTACTGTCGACATTGAAAGAGCCAGGACAGATTTTGGTTATTTTTGTGAAGTTGTTGGCGATAAACCACCGGCAGATCACCACAAGGAGTGGCACAAATATCTTTGTACTGATGAGAACAGCGAATGTTTAATTGGTATTGCCGGACCCAATGTAGATATTTTGGCACCAAGGGGTAGTGCCAAATCCACGGTTTTAGGTCTATTCACTGCCTGGGCAATTGGAATACACGCTTTACACAAAAAACCTCTCAAAATTCTGTATATCTCTTACACCGTTGACGTTGCTCGTCCAAAAAGTGCAGCTATTAAACGAATCATTGAAGAAAGCAAAATTTACGGAGAAGTTTTTCCAACCGTAAAAATTGCAAAAGGTATCAACTCCAACGAATATTGGAGCATTGACTGGAAATTTGCAGGGATTAAATCTACCGGTGAAGAGGAATTTACTGTATGTTGCGCAGGTTTGAAAGGCGCCGTGACCTCAAAGCGTTCACATCTTTGCATTATTGATGACGCGATCAAATCTGCTGATGACATCAAAAACAGAGACATTCGTGCCGCGATGGAAGATAACTGGAATTCAGTTATTGTTCCTACAATGTTTGAAGGTGGCCGAGCAATTTGTCTTGGTACCAGATTTAGACATGATGATATTCATAACACCACTTTCATCCCGGCAAATGATTGGATTCAAATTGTTCAATCAGCCATCACAATCGATGAGCAAGGGGAGGAGCTGTCTTATTGGCCTGCACTTTGGTCTTTGGATTATTTGAGGGATCGTCGTAGGCAGGCCCCAATCGCATTTAGTTTTCAATATCAAAATCAAATTGTACAAACCAGTGAGCTATCGCTGTCTCCCGATTTAATTGTTAAAGGTACAATTGCCACCCAATTTGATTCTTTGGGTGTCGGCGTTGATTTGTCGGCAGGTATTCGAGAGCAGAATGACTATACCGTGTTTACGATGGGTGGTCGTGTTGGCGACAGAATTCACATCATCGATTGCAAACGAATTCGAATGATGGGAAACCTAGAAAAACTTGAGGCATTAATGGAAATGATGGAAGAGTGGGGTGTCGTTCATAAAGACAACAATCGTTACTTCCCCACTGGCAGTAATATTGACATCTGGTCTGAAGCGGTTGCATATCAAGCTTCGCTTGAGGCAGACTTCAAACGGATTTGCCTTGGGGACCACGGACTTTATAACATGAATTGGCACGCGATCAAGGGATTCCGTGGTGACAAAGTGGCAAGATTCCGTGGCATCATGGGCTTGTTTGAGCAGCGAAAAATTATCTTCAATAAGTACAGGCGTTTTGGTTATCTGCAAGATGAGATCGTGAATTTTGGTGTCAGCTCTCACGATGACTGCGTTGATTCACTGGTTTGGTTGTGCAACGGTTTAATGACCAGAGGAAAGCTTCAGTTGGAGTTCTAGGTCAGATTACGTGGTATAAAGTATTTTGGACCTAGACTTATAAAATCACCCAATGTCCACCAGCTACTACAACGTCGAACTTGAACAGGATGTGTACGGCTCTGCCGTAATCCCGCTCCCCGACGAATTGTGTCATGACATGGCACTTCAACCTAACGAGCGATTTGAACTCGAAGTTGAAGATGACGTAATTACACTAAAACGCATTGCTGTTGGCTACGATATTGACGAGTAATCCCTAACCAACCATGAGCGACGGCAATAAAACTGTCCTTGACGACATTCTTAAGGCGGTCATAACTCGCGATGGTAGCGGCCCCGCAGACACGATGCTCGTCAACGCGCATCTTGGGCAGATGCGGATGTTTGGTATCCGACAAGGCGTTGAATTTTATCCAGAACAAGACAACCTCGGAACTCAACGGTTTGATTTTATTCAACAAGTAATCAAGTTCAACAAACTTGATGCTCGCTTAGATTCGATTTGGGATCGCTTCTTATGTTATGGAAGAGGTCTGTTTTATATTCGTCCTACTAAGAAAACATATCGGCTTTATTGGTTCGATAAAGATTCGTATCGAACCTATTATTCACCGGATGGTGAACTAGAAGAAGTTATCATCATTTATCCATACAAAGTACGGTCCACCCGTGGTTTTCAGGGTGTTGGTCTAAACACGGATAAGCGCTACATGCGGCTTCGCATTACTGCTACTGAGATTGAAGAGTTTCACAGCGAGCAAGAAATTACATTTGATATGCCAACCATGGAGTTTGGCGTATTTGACAAAAAAACCGTTGTCAACACAATGGAATTTATACCATGTGTTGAGGTTTTTAATAATCCAGATGCTTTTGGCACCGATGGAGCTGGAGAATTTGATTGGATGGCAAACCAAATCATCGCTCATGATGAGATGGTTAAAAATATCCGTGCCAACTTATCTTTCTTTGGGAATCCCACTCTTCTTTCGTCGAGACCTAAGCAAGACATCGTTGAAAGCGGGGATACCGATGTTGCACAACGCCCCAGTATTTCCAGTCAATCTGGTTTTCAGTCTGAATTCTTTCTTTCAAGTTCTACTTATAAGCAGGATAACGTAAATAGGCAACCTCCTGGCTACATTGGTAAACCAGGAAGTGGTATGAGGGTGCCCCGCGTCATCGCCAACCTGGAGCCAACAGATCGGGTTGGTTTTATTACACCTAATGCTGTCAGTACAGATCAAGCTAGATACGCAGAGCAATTACGAAGCGAGATCCGACTGGCATTGGGTGGCATTGATGATTTAAGCATTACAAACGTTACCGCTACTGAAATTAAATCGGCATATGGTCGCGTTAGTGCAACAGCAAAGAAGAAATGCTTGCAGCTCTATACGTATGGTATTTGCAAGTGTTTTGAACTAATGATTTTTCAGGAAGAACAAATCTTCCGGAAATCATTGGCTTATGCCTCTGGGATTAAATACCCTGCCCCACCTCAAGACCCGGACGATGAGGCTTCCGTTTTAAAATACGAAAAACAAAAATCAACTTACGAAAAGAAACTTCAAAAAGCTATTGATACTGCGCTTGAAACAAGAGAAATTCCTGACGGAGTTTTAGGTTTAGCTCCAGATGGCGATCGTACTGTTGCCTGGCGCTGGATGGGGCCTGTTTATGAAGACACTGCACAAGATAAATTAAACCAGTCTATTTTCACCCGAAACCTGCAAGAGTTAGGGGTTGATAGCATTGAAGCACTGAAGTATTTGTTCCCTTCAAAAACGGATGACGAAATCGCGGGCATGCTCTCGGGGTTCCCATTCCGGATGGTGGGGGAAGTACAGAGGGCCTACTCCGCATTTATTGACCTTGTCAATTTAGAAATGCGGACACCACATCCGCAGCAACCGAATTTACCGATGGCTGCGGATCCAAGACTTGATCTTACCCCCTTCCTTTACCGAACTCTCGAAAGCCTACAAAAAGAGGTAACCTATGCAGGCCGATACCGCAATGCCGACCCAATCGGCACCCCAAGTATCCCCGACCCAGCCGACCAGCTACGCGGCTCCAATGACCCAGACGGCGGCCCAAGCTCCGGCGGTGGCGACCAACTCTCAATGGGTGGCGCCTTACCAGCAGATGGTGGCCCCCGCCCCGCAAACCCAGGCCCAGATGGGGGTCCCCAGCTACCCATCAGCCCCTACAGCGTTTTACCCCCAAGCACCCCAGGCAGCCCCACAAGCGGCACCTCAGGCGGAGAATCCTTACAAGGAGGCGTTCAATCGGGTGGTGGGTCTCCTGAGTTCGCCCGTCCAATTCCCCTTCCAGGGTCAACAGTCGGCAGTGACTCAACCGGTAAACCCGGCCAGTTACGCTTCCCAACAGGCTCCCCAGTACAACAACGCGGGGATGCCGACCTCTATGCCTGGGACCAACAACAACCAGGCTTACTCCAACGCTTATTCCCAACCTTCACAGGAAATCAGCCAGGACCAGCTTCTGGCAAACGGAGTAAGCCCACAAAGTCTTGAGGTTATTAATTATTTTGGCGCGGACGTTCCCGCCATCCTCAATACCTACGCTTGTCAGCTGGAAGACGCGCTGATTCAAACCAATCAGCAACTCATTGAAGCCGTTGGTCTCCTTCAGGAGCTGTCGAATGAGCACAAAGCTTATGAGACCATCCTGACTGATCCCGATGTCCTCGCAGACTATACCTGTGAGTTCTTCGGTGAGAATGGTCCTTATCCGATCCCTGATTC